GACGCGAAACGCCGTGGAGTTTGAACGGTTGATGAGGAACGCAAATGCGCCGCATATTGACTACGGCGCGTTCCTTGGTCTACTCCCGAACAACCCAAAAGCCTGTCCCTGCAACATCGACGGAATCATCGAGCGTAAGGGTAGGTTCCTCGTACTCGAATGGAAGCGTGAGGGCGAGTCAATGTCCGAGGGGTTACGCCGAACCCTACAGGCACTTGCAGGCACGCCGGGGTTCCAAGTGTGGGTGGTGCGCGGCGACACGGACGACGGGCTTCGCATCGGCAAGTTCTACTCGGTGCCGCCCTTTGGCAAAGCAAAACTGTTAGGCGAAGGCGTGGATGAGTTCATCGCGGTTTATCGGCTTTGGTACGAGTACGCCGACGGTCAGTTTTAATGCGCTACGCAGCACGACGGGATGCGAATGATGCCGCCATCACCGAAGCCGTCAGAGCCGCAGGGTTTACGGTATACGACCTTGGGCTGGCAGGGCAGGGCGTACCCGACAAACTGGTAACGGCTCCCGGTCTACCCGTTTTCATTGAAATTAAGACACCAACCGGCAAACTGCGAAAGGGTCAGGAACGCTTCAAGGAGGCGTTTGAGCCGCTCGGGATGTGGTACCTAGCCCGTGACCCTGGCGAAACCGTGGCGTGGCTTCAGATGCGGCTGACGACGACCCAGAAGCCCTGACCCATCATTTGGTGGTGCTGGAGGTGGTGGACATGGAACCGCTCACAGAGGCGGGGGAGCCACCAGCGTGCGGGTTCTTGGATGAGGTGGGCATTGCGCCCGTCCGACAGCACCTTGACCGCCGCCCCGGTGTGGATGCTGAAGAAACCCAGTCTGGGCATGATGCTGGCAAGGTCATCCAGCACAGCGTCGAGCCGGTCAGGTTCGATGTGTTCGAGGACATCAATGCAGCAGACCATATCAGCCTCTGTGGGCGCACCATACTCGGGAAAGGCTGGGTCATAGGGGTGGTAGGCCAAGTCCAGCCCTGCGCCCTGTAGTGCGGTTTGGAGGTGCTTTTTACCAGCACCGTAGTCGCTGATTGATTTAACTTCGTTGTCCACCGCCAGTTTGGCGACGAGGGGGGCGAAGGCGATGGAGGCCACCCCGTAATTAGGGTTGGTGTGCAGTTCGACCTGCTGGGCGCGATACTCGTCGGAGATAGTGTTCATGCTTGCAACTCTCTGTGGGAGGGCATAGCATCATCGTAACCCAAAGTGGGGGGAAAAATGGCTTCGCACGAAAAAAACGCCGCCCTGTTTGTCGGAACGATGCTTCACAGCGCGACCGTCACGCACCTTCAGCATTTTTCTACAAAGTCTTACGCACAGCACAAGGCGCTGCAAAAATACTACGAGGCTATCCCAGACCTTGTAGACGCATACACGGAGGCGTATCAGGGTCGCCACGGTCTTATCAGCGGCTACGATGTGGAGTTCCACAAGCACCGTGACCCCAAGGCGTATGTGAAGGGGCTGCTGACCTTCCTCGACGAAATCAAATCAACGCTCCCGAAGGACTCCGACCTCGTTAACCTGTTTGACGCGGTTGTGGATGCCGTGACGAGCCTGAAGTACAAACTCGAAAACTTGAGTTAACTATGGCTGCTGCTGACAAAAACAAAAAAGTGGAACCGTCGAGGTTTGCTGCAGCGTTGCAATACTTCGATGAACTGCGCCGGAAGATAGCCGAAACGCAGGGTGTATCTGTCCCCGATGATTACGGGCAACGATTTGGCGCATCTGGCGACCCTGTCCCAAGCATGAATCAGTTAGGCCAGTCGGTTAGGGGCGCAACACAGCGCATGACAAGCCTTGACGCTCCCGAATCACAGAGCGCAGGAGAAACGGCATTAGAAATTGCCGCAGGTTTTACCCCGTTGCAGTATCCGCAGGCAGGGCGGGATTTTGCGCGTTCTCGTCGCTCGGGCGACAAACTTGGCATGGCGCTGGCCTCGCTTGCAGCAATTCCTGTTGTGGGTGGCGTAGCCAAAGCCGCAAGCAAAACGCGCAAAGGGTCGGAAGAAGCGGAACAATTGGTTACTCGCGCAAAACGCAGGGTTGGAACAACCGGCCAATATGTTGGAGCGCCGCCGGGGGTTGATTCCCCGCAAAAACTTGGCGCAATGGTTAACAACTATGTAAACGCCATGCAGGAAGGACTGCCGGGGCGTAATTTCTATGTTGATAGTAGTCAAGATATTTTTGCTAGAACCGGAAACAATCCGGTTGAAGCAGACCTTTTCAACCAAAATATTGCCGCGTTAAGCCGCGCTAACAATGTTGGCGGTAACACCGCGATGTCTGCAAAGGGTCATATTCAAGCCGTAACCGGTGAACCAATCTTAACGGGGCGATTCCCCTCAAGAGACAGCCCTCCGCTGCAAGCAATGTATGACGCGGGGCAAGCAGAATACCTCGGACATAAACGCGACCCGTTTGCTACGCAGTTAGGCGTTGCATACGCACCCGAGAGAATTGGGCGCGGCGTTAACGATATGCACGAAGCAGAATTGATGGGGTATCCGTCTGGCGCTGTTGGCGGTGCAACGCAACACGCATTTATGGACGAAGTGCGCCAACGCGCAATTGAACGCGCCAACCGAGAGCAAATTGGCGGTTTCAGCGATTGGAACACGGGAAATTCTCAAGCGGCGGCGTGGTCGGGAAACAAAATTCGTCGCGGAGACATTTCGGCTGGAGAGGCGGCAAGGTCATACGCCGACTACTTGCCATTGCAGGAAGCCAACGCAACTTATGAGGCGGTCAGTTCGCCAGTAACTGGTCACTTGCAAGGATTGCTCAACGCGCCGTTTGACGCACGGTCGGCATACACAGCAGATGTTCGCGGCTCATGGAACACCAGCCCGTCAGGCCGAGACATAGGTTACACGGCGGCCAGAATGTTGCCGGGAGAAACTGTTAACACCGTAGGCAGATTTAAAGACACCGCCAACCCTGCAATGGTGGCGCGTCCCGTAACCGGAACCTACACCACGGCAGACAAATCTCGCGCCCTAACGCCGGGGTCTGTGCAAGCACTAAACGCAGTAGAAGCAGCCCGAGCATATTTCGATGTGCAGGAGGCTGGCGCTTGGCATAAGTTGCTGCCTGCAAAGTCAGCAGCAGATTACTCTGGCGCGTCTATTAACTTGGGTAAAAACATGACTCAAGCAGATATGGAGCGCATCGCTCCCCTGTTTGAGCAGCGAGGTTATTACCTTGCAAGTGCGCCTAATGGCATAACAATCCTCGCAAATGAAGGCACAGCGCAGGGTGAAAAGTTTGCAAAGGAAGTGCGCGATATCGTAAAGAAAAACCCCGAGGCGTTTGGCAAAACGGAAATTGACTTCGGACGCGCCGAAACTGGATACATCGATTACGGGGACGCTTACCGCAGCAACACTCCGGGTGCGGTTACTGCGCGAATGCTTGAGATGATGGAACAAGCGCCCATGACGATGAAAAATTTGGATGTAAACCCTGCCTACCGAGAAACCGTTGCAGCCAGAAATGCACGGGACATTGATTACGCCGCAAAAGGATTTGGCGTTGCTCGGGAAGATGTGATTCGCGCCAGAAACATCTTCAAGGCAGAAGGGTTTGAAGGTTTGAGAAAAGCCGCAAAAGCGGGAATTGTTCCTGCGGTGCTTGCAACATTTGGCGCACAGCAGATGCTCTCGGGGAACGAGGAACAGAGATGAAACTTGGTAAGTCTGTAAAGAGTTCAGCACAGTTAACATGGAAACAGGAGCGTTCCGACGAACGATGGGAACGCCGCGCAGATATGCTGATGTTCAAATTCTCTTATGTGTCGGTCATGCTGCCGTCGCAGATAACGCACCTTAACTCCAACCGGAGTGTTGAAGCGGTAGAGTAAACAGAAGTAAACTGCACGCATGGAGAACAGCAACAGTTTCAAAAAGGGCGGGAAACCGGGGCCGGGAAGGCCAAAGGGATTGCCCAACAGGTCAACGCAACTGGCGAGGGAAGCCATCTCTCGTTTTGTAGACGGCAATGCTGACCGACTGCAAGGCTGGCTCGACGAGATACACGCAGACAAGGGCGCAGAGGCTGCGTTTAAGTGCTTCAGCGACCTACTCGAATACCATGTGCCTAAACTCGCACGCCACGAACACAGCGGCCCCGAAGGCGGCAAGATTCAAATCGAAGCGACATGGGGCAAGCCCGAGTGAAGCAGCGCGTCCTGCTGCCGTATACGCCTCGCAAAGCCTTCCTGCCGTTCCATGAGCGCACTAAACGCTGGGGTTGCCTCGTAGCCCACCGCCGCGCAGGCAAGACCGTAGCCGCCGTCAACGACATCATCCGCGCAGCGTTCATGTATCAGGGGCCGAACGGTCTGTTTGGCTATGTCGCCCCGTACCAGAATCAGGCACGGCGTATCGCATGGGACTACTTCAAGTACTTCGCCGAACCGCTCATCAAGGAGGCAAACGAGCAACAGATGACTATCACGCTGGTTAACGGCGCGAAGATAGGACTGTTCGGCGCTGATAACGCAGATGCGATGCGTGGCCTTGGGTTCAGCGGCCTGTATCTCGATGAGTACGGCGACTTTAAGCCGAGCGTGTTTGGCAATGTGTTGAGAGCCGCCCTCGCTGATAAGGGCGGTTGGTGCGTCTTTGCAGGCACTCCGAAGGGACGCAATCAGTTCTACGACATCTACCAGACAGCCCAGCGCCTGCCCGATGAATGGTTTCTGCTGCGCCTACCCGCCAGCGAGTCGGGGCTGCTGCCGCAGGGCGAACTTAACGCAGCGAAAGCCCAACTCTCGGAAGACCAGTACCTCCAAGAGTTCGAGTGCAGTTTCGAGGCGGCTATCCTCGGCGCGTTCTACGGCACAGAGATGCGACAGGCAGACCACCGCATCAGCCCAGAGGTGCAGCACGACCCCGGCTACCCTGTGTACACAGCATGGGACTTGGGCTACCGCGACGACACGGCTATCTGGTGGTATCAGGTCATCAGCGGCGAGGTGCGCGTCATCGACTTCTTCGCCATCTCGGGTGCAGACATCCGCGCCATTGCCGAGGTA